TGGGTCACTGGGAGTATATGCAACTGGAAAAAGATTTGCCCGTGATCAACATTGAAGCGGATGAGGATTACATCGGCAAGTTTTGGTTAGCCATATCTAATACATTAGTTGCATGAAGCACGATGAGAGCAAAATGCAACAACGCTGCGTGGAGTGGTTTCGTTATTCCTTCCCTCGCACGTTAATTGCTTCCTTCCCTAATGGTGTGTACATAGGTGGTACACCTGTGCAAAGAGCCAAACGCTGGAACCTGTTGAAAGCTGAAGGTGCTATGCCGGGTATGCCTGATTTAATGATATGTATGAGTAGCGGTAGTTACCATGCACTATTTATCGAAATGAAAACCGAGAAGGGGAAACTTTCAGACACGCAGAAAATCGTTCACGCACAGCTTATCAATGCAGGGTACTGCGTCAAGGTGTGCAGGTCATTTGAAGAATTTACACAAACCATTAAAACATATTTAGAGAAATGAGCAAGAACACAAAAGAGAAGTACTATAACTTCATGATGTCAATGTACAATGCACAGGAATTTGATATCCGTAAGTTGATGAAGGAACACAAGGTATCGACACGCATTGCAACTCTGTTGCGGGAGCGCAGAGTCATTGCCAAATACGGCAAGCTTACAAGGTGGGTTGGTGATATGCCTACGCAAGCAATGGCTAATGCTTACGCTAAGGAAAGCTTGAGAGTCGCACGTATATCTAAAATGCAAAATTCTATTGCCCCTACGCAGCTAACCATTAAGCCCATACGCAAAGCCCCGGTGGATACTCCACAGCCTATCGTAAAAGAACCTGAATATGATAACAGCAACAGCAAAATGCTATTGATTATGGCGGCAGGTGCAATCTTAGGTTTCCTAATCGCAACAATTATTTGGAAGTAGAGATAGTTTGACTATCTTTGCATCGCTAGTTCGTATGAAAACATTTTTAAATCCCATCTTCACTGCATTGCCATAAGCCATTCGGCTACGGACTAGCCTTTGCATGTGGAGGTGGGTATTTAGTTTTATGAATCAAAGTCATATTGGCATTTCATTTCTTAATGGTCAACATGCCCGTGGATGTGTGGTAGTAAAAGACAACCATGGTGTTGTATTGCAAGTGTTGCGCTATGAAGAGGGAAAAGTAAAATCAGCAACTTTTACTTTAGATCTAAAGCAACAAATCGCATTACGTGATTACTTAAGTGAATCAATATTTATGCAAGCAACTGAAACCAATGAAAACGAATAACGGCTATTCATATTCACGGGCATGGTTTGACTACGCCTTTGAACACCCGGAGCATGTTACTGCTTCGCATGGTATCCTGTACCTATGGCTTGTTGAAATAAACAATCGTTTAGGTTGGGTAGATATATTCCAAATCACAGCCAGTGAGTGCATGCAAGGTATGGGATGTAAAAGCTACAACACATATAAGAAGTGTTTTGACCAACTTGTTGAATGGGGGTTTGTTAAGGTAGTAAAGAAGGCAGTCAATCAACATCAATGCAATATAGTTGCTCTATCAAAATTTGACAAAGCACTTAATAAAGCACTTGACAAAGCATTGCAAAAGCACTTGACAAAGCAAAGTGAAAGCACAGTACAAAGCAATGTTGAAATCAACTGCGACATTCATAAACAAGTAAACAATAAACAACAAACCATAAACCATAAACGAGGTGTTTTCACACCACCATCCGAAAATGATATTTATAATTTGATGGGTGAGTTGAATATGAAATCAGGTGGTAAATGGCCTGAATCAAAAATTGTTTCTGAAAGTAAAAATTGTTTTGACCACTATACAAGCACTGGATGGAAAACCACCGGGGGGGCGAAAATTGTTTCGTGGGAATCAACCGTGCGTAAGTGGATGAACAATGCGTTTAAATTTGAACAAAATCAAAAATCAAATAACTATGGAAAACCAACTTCAACAGCAGACCACATTGCAAAAGCTGAACAACTTTTCCGCGATGCAGTCGCTATCAGTAACGCACGCAATCAAGCAAGACAAGATAGCACTACTGCGTAAACTAGATAGGCAAACTACAAAGGTTAAAATCATGCAGCTGGTTACGCGATGTACCCAACTGCTCAATGTGCAGAACAACATGAACGCTGTGCAAATAGAGTTCTGTGCTGAGAATATACTTGAAAAGATGTGGATGTATAGCCTTGAAGATATCCAGTTGTGTTTAGATCGTGGTGCAATAGGTGAATACGGTACGCTGTTTAATCGCATCGACCCGGCTACAATCCTTGCATGGTTTCCAAAGTACGATGCACAACGGCAGATAGCTGTGGAAGCATTGAACCAAGAGCAGCAAAAGCAAAACAACATCTACGAAATGTTCCAACATCCGCAGGTGGTTGATGCTATCCAGCAAGCAGCGGATAAACTAAAGATTGCAGAAGCCCCGGCACAGGATGCACAGCGTAGAAGCCCATCTAAGTTTGAGCAAATGCTAATGGATGAGTATGATTCCCTGCCCACATGGGACAATGATATGCGCTTCCGAGTTTACAATAATCGACCTTACCAGTTTACAGAATATCGGAAGGAACGCTACCGCGAATTGATAGAAAATCAAAACGAATACTAATGATTCAGCATCTAGATACGAAAGGCATTTTGCATGATGTGTATTTCAAGTGCACGGAATGCGGATGCAGGAGATGTGAGCGTCCACAATGGGCACCTGAAGGATTAACTTTTTTAGAAGGATATTTTCGATGTTGTGAATGTTGGGCTGAGTTCAGTTATTATGAAGACGCATTTACATTGGTACAATCGCAATTAAAATTATTTGATGTATGAAAGCATACGACAAGCAACGCGAAACGGAACTACTACGCAAGCTGTTTATCTTAACAGCCAAACGAAGTATGCGCCCTGCAATGAATGATAATTTAGCAATGCGCCTTATCTTTGAAGAGTTACATTTGCTAACTGATAAAGATGAATATAAGCTATGACAATAGGTGAATTGTGGGATAAGCTTGCGCAGTATCCGGATGATGTTGAGGTGTACATTGGTTTCATCAATGGGCATAGCATAGACCACGAACCTTTTGAAGTAATTGAAACAACAGACTTTAACGGCAAGACCACAATCAGTCTAATGATTGAAGACATCGGAATCATAAACAATTAATACAATGAGTAACTATCAAATGCAAGAGGGACAGTTCACCCTATTCAAGAACAACAAGACAACCAACAACGCACCTGAGTACACAGGTGAAATCATGGTCAATGGAAAGAAAATGCGCCTCGCTGCGTGGGTAAAGGAAGGCAAGAATGGTAAGTTCTTTAGTGGTAAGATGAGCGAACCACTCGTGAAGCGTGAAGAGGTAGATGATTCTCAAGGCACGGGCGATTTGCCATTTTAACGTACAATCCTTGACCTATGAAAAATACTTCAAAACTCTTGGAGCCAATATTATTTTTCACATATCAAATTACTGAAGATTTAATCCGTACATCTGATGATGGCGTGGTGCATGTACAATTCAATATAGCACAAACTAAAAAGATTACTTCAGCTAATTGGGATAGTGTGAAAGATATATTCATTGAGCAACGATTAGCAAGATACAGCGAGCACTATACAATTATTGAAAAAATTAATAGCGAAATTAAAAAGATAAACGCTATTGAGAACGAACTTGATTGTGATAGGAAAGTAGTTTTATGGAGATATAGAGATGCGTTAGATGAATTGTATGATATCCATTTAGATGATTGAGTACCTACCGAAACAAAAAGAAGCATTGCGTGTGCTGGGTAATTCACACCCGGCACGTGTAGTGCTTTTTGGAGGAGCAGCAGGTGGATCTAAGTCATTCATCGGATGCGCCTGGCAGATCAGCCGTAGGTTTAAATATCCAGGTACACGTGGGTTAATTGGTCGAAGCAAACTTGATACGCTAAAAAAGACCACGTTAAAGACTTTTTTTGAAGTAGCTGGTATGTTAGGGCTTGCACCTAATGAACACTTTACCATTAACAATCAGACACACGTAATAACCTTTGCTAATGGTAGCGAGATTATTCTTAAGGACTTGTTTGCTTATCCATCAGACCCTGAG